ACGATGCACGCAAAGACGCGATGGTTTCCATCGCCTTTAATCTGGGTTTGACCCGGCTGCTAACTTTCAAGCTCGCCCTATCATGTATGGAAAGTGAAGATTACATCATGGCTGGCATGGAATTCGATAATAGCCTTTGGTCCAAGCAAGTAGGCGCAAGGGCTGAAGAGCTTTGCCAGATGATTGAAACAGGGGAGTACGAAGATGCCTCTGCTTAACGTAAGCCCACCAGCTGGCGTAGTCAAAAACGGTACTGCGCTGCAGCAAGCAAACACCTGGTCAGACGCAAACTTAGTGCGCTGGTACGAAGGCGCTATGCAGCCAATCGGCGGCTGGCGTAAGCGCACAACGGCTGCAATGAACGGCGTGTGCAGGGCAATCATCAGCTACTTAGACAATGGACGTAACAGGCGAACAGTCGCAGGCACGCACACTAAATTATATTTTGTGGGCGAGGACAACACTCTCACTGACATAACCCCTTCTGGCTTTACTACGGGTAACGCAAATGCAGTCCAAAACCTCGGCTATGGTGGCCTCACTTGGAATGCCAGCACTTGGAACACACCGCGCCCGGACAGCGGCGCTTATACGCCAGCAACGACTTGGTCACTAGACACCTTCGGGGAGTACGTTATTGCGTGCGCTACAAGCGATGGAAAAATCTACCAGTGGGCAAATAGTACTGGCACGCCTGCAGCGCTTTTATCTAACGCGCCGACCAGCACCACCGCTATTGTCGTAAGCGAAGAGCGTTTCGTGTTCGCATTGGGGGCGGGCGGTGTAGGTAATAAGGTGGCGTTCTCAGACCAAGAGCAAAGCAACGTGTGGGCACCAGCTGCAACGAACCAAGCTGGCTCTTTTACCTTGGCCACTAATGGCAACCTGATGGCTGGCGTGAGAATGCGCGGCGAGACGCTATTGCTCACCGACATAGATGCGCACACAGCGCGCTATCAAGGACCGCCATTTGTTTATGGATTTAGGCAGGCCGGTACAGGATGCGGCGTGATCAGCGCCAATGGCTGCGCGGTAGCCGATGGGACCGCATATTGGATGGGCAACAACGGGTTTTATTCTTACAACGGCTCAGTGCAGTCTATGCGCTCATCTGTTGGCGATTTCATATTCTCGCACCTAAACACTACAGAGAGATCTAAGGTTTTTGCAGTCGTAAACTCGCAGTTCAGTGAGGTCGTTTGGTTTTACCCAAGCGAAGGCACAACAGAGAACGATTCTTATGTGAGCTACAACTACCGCGAAAACCACTGGCAAATTGGCAAGGTGGCGCGCACTGCAGGCTTTGACATTGGCGCGTTTGTTTTTCCTAATTACACAAGTGCAGACGGATATGTTTATGAACACGAAGTCGGCAATGCCTATGACACAGACAGCGATGTCTTTGCTGAAACCGGGCCTATGCAAATCGGCGTTGGCGACAGAATGATGGTCGCAACCTCACTTATTCCTGACGAACAAACCCAGGGCGATGTCACGGCGACATTCAAAACTAGAATTTACCCAAACAGCGCAGAAAGCTCTTTTGGGCCTTTTGACATGGCCAACCCAACCAGCGTGCGATTCCAAGGGCGGCAAGTGCAGATGCGCGTCACTGGCGACCAGCCTACCAGCTGGCGAGTGGGCAATATGCGCTTAGAAGTAGTTGCCGGGAGTAGACGATGATTTTACCCAACTCACCAAATGCTTACGACCAGAGCGTTGAGTCGCAGCGTAATTTGCAGCTTGAGCAGGCTGATGACATGAACAGAAAAAAGAATCAAGACATCGAGCTGCGCAATGATCGGCTGATCCTGCAAAGCCCAAATGGGACGCGCTACAAGCTGAGCGTAGACAACAGCGGCAATTTATCTGCGGTGCAAATATGAGCGAAGCAATTTTAGTTAAGCAGGCAGAAGACACAGTAGGCCCATACCGCGAGTTGCTTGAGTCTGCGCTTTTGCGATCTGGTGGCACGCACACCTACGAAGACGTGCTGGACGCAATCATTCTTGGCGATATGTTTTTTTGGCCAGCAGAAAAAAGCTGCATGGTCACGGAGATAGTCCAGTACCCAAGACTGCGCGCGCTGCACGTTTTTCTGGCGGCTGGCGACTTGAATGAAATCAGGGGTATGGAATCCAGCCTGATCTCGTTTGCCAAGTCTATCAAGTGTTCGGCACTGAGTATGAGCGGGCGCAAGGGCTGGACTAAGGCGCTCAAAGAAATGGATTGGAACGAAGCACACACAACTTTGGTTAAGCAGATATGAGCAAAGACGGAAGCGCAGGCGGCGGCACAAACATAAACCTAGATGATTTGCTGGCAATGAACCCAGAACTTATGGAGCAGCTGGCAACTGAGCCTGCGCCGGTAGAAGCAGCGCCGGTAGAAGCGCCAACGCCGTTCTACGGCAGTGGCAATGAGATCAGTCAGCCCGACCAAACTTATTTTGACACTTTTGCTTCGCCTACCGAAAACTTTTACGGCTCTGGCACTGAGATCACGCAGCCAGACGCTGACTACTACAATCAGTTTCCATTGCCTGGGCAAGCGCCAGCGCAAACGCAAGCACCTAGAACTTCCACGCCTATCCCGATTTTTGACATTGAAGAAAGCAGCTTCAACAACACCGCAGGCATTGGCGGAGAAGGCGGCGCGGGCGGTATGACCTACGACCCTGTGATCTTTGCAGATGGTGCGCAGCGCGGGCCAGTAAATTCAGCGCCTGTTTATGGTCGGCAAGGGATAAACATGCCCATCCTTGATGCGGCAGAAGAAGATGAAGAGATGCGTTACTACACGCCACGATTCCAAAATTTCAACATAGGAGCTATGTGATATGAGCATGGGCAAATCCAAAAACACCTCAACACAAGCCTTTGACCCAGAACTAAAAGGGATGCTGACAAGCACATTTCGCACTGGCCAGCAGCTTAGCCAAACGCCATATCAAGCCTATGACGCGGCAACGGTTGCGCCATTAGCGCCAGCTGAGATTGAAGCCATGAACATGACTGCTAATACAGCGCGCGCTGGTGTTGGGCAGGCGCAGATGAATCAGGCGATCACCGGCGCTCAAGCTGGGATGAACTTTCAGCCAAGCATTGCCACCGCTCAAACGGTAGGCGCACCTGGCGGGCCAATGAGTATTGCCAACCAAGGCGTTAACGCACAAAACGTCACAGCGCAGAATGTCGGGAAATTTGGTCCAGTGGGCGTAGGCAACATTGCCAGCCAAGGCGTTAATGCTCAGCAAATTGGCGCGCTACCCGGAATCCAAGCACAGAATGTTGGCGGGCAAACAGTACAGGCGCAGAGCTTGGCAAACACTGACTTGTCGCCTTATCAAAACCAATACACGTCAGGCGTAATTGACGCAGCGATGGGCGATTTAAACCGCGCACGCGAAATGACGCAAAACCAAAACGCTGCAGACGCAATTTCGGCTAACGCTTTTGGCGGTGATCGGCAGGCATTGGTTGAGGCAGAAACCAACAAAAACTTTGGTAAGCAAGCCACTGACATGGCGATCAATCTGCGCAATCAAGGATTCCTAAACGCTCAAGCGGCTGCGCAAACAGACCTCAATCGTGCGCAAGACGCGGGCGGTCAGAACGCGCAGTCTGCGATGCAAGCGGCATTGGCTAATCAGCAGGCGGGCCTATCGGCTGGCCAGCAAAACCAGCAGCTTAACTTTGCTCGGCAGCAAGCAAATCAGCAGTCTGCACTTTCTGCAGCACAAGACACTGCAGGTCGCGCACAACAGGCCAGCCAGCAAATGGCGCAGATGGGGCTGCAAAGCGGCCTAGCATCGCAAGACGCGAATATGCGCGCGGCACTTGCTAACCAGCAGGCGCAACTTTCTGCCAGCGGGCAGTCGGCTGCCAACCAAATGCAGGCAAGCCAGCTAAACGCTGCAAACAACTTGGCTGCGCAGCAGTCAAATCAGCAGGCCATGAATCAATACAACCAAATGAACTTAGCCGCACAGCAAGGCAACCAAGACGCGGCACTGAGAGCGGCGCTCGCCAACCAACAGGCTGGCTTAGCAGGCGCAGGGCAAAGATTGCAGGCAGGTCAGAACCTAGCAAATTACGGCGGCGACCTACGCGGTATGCAGTTCGCAGACGCGCAGGCATTACAAGGGGTTGGCGGTCAGCAAAGAATGGCGGGTCAGCAGCTGCTCGATGACAGGTATCGAAGATTTGCTGAAGAACGAGATTTTCCGTATCGCCAGTTTGATGTGCTTCGCTCTGGCGCTGGCTTGTTGCCTAACCCGCTTACAAGCTCAAGCAAGGGCAGAAATACACAACTTGGATTACCAGGGTAGTAGATTATGTTTAGTAAAATGATGGCGGCGATGGCTGGCAAAGCTGGCTTTCCAAACGGTTTAGTGGGTGATGAAGAAGTCGAAGGCTTAGACGAAAATGGCTTGCCCATAACCCCGCCGATGCCAGGGCAAGTGCCCCCAGTGCCCCCGGTGGTAAACGTGGCCACAAACACGGCAGAAGAAATAGCTAATCCCTCACTTGGCCAAATGGTAGGCCAGCGCATGGAGGGGCTAAGAGATATAGCAAGCGACCCTGGCGGTTATGCGATGAACCAAATCGGTGGCAGCTTGGACGGCGTAAGGGGATTAGTCCAAGACCCAAAAAAATACGCAGCCGACAGGTTTGCAAAAGCTATGAACCCTATTACTGATGCAGAAGAAGTTAAGTTCAAAAGAGCTATGGCGCGTATGCGCAATTTTCAAGCAGAAGGTGAGTCTCAGTTTGCTGCAGGGCGGCAGGCTGTTCAGTTGCCTACTGGTTACTTTAACTCAGCGCAAAGAGGGCTGATGTAATGACCGATGAAGAATTAAGGCAAGTGCTTACGCAGCAAAATCTGAACTCAGCACAAGGAAACTTAGTGCAACCTCAGATGCCTGCCATGCAGGAACGGATGCCTATGATGGGTACTCAGATTAGGCAGCGGCCAATGATCCCATTGCAGGGGTATCAAGCCCCAGAAGGGATAAAAGAGGGCGTTACTAATTTCGTTCAAAACGCGCTACTTACGCCAATAAAAGAAGGGCTTTATTTAGAAGAAGGCCCAAAGCGATATGGTCAAAGGCTCAGCAACAACCTTAAAGCGCAAGAAATTAACTTATACAACGCGCAACTTGATCGCCGCGATAACTTGATCAGAACATTATCGCCAATGGTCAACCCAGAAATGGCACCGTTGTTACCTAGTATGTCTTATGAGGATCTTTCAGACTTGCTAGGCAACTTGCGCGGCAACGCTGGCAGGATGCCCGGAGCGGCTCCAGGGACCATTGGTCAACAAAACTTGATGACAAATGAAGTAAGTATTCTCTCGCAAGCGACAGAAAATGAGAAAAACAGGTTCGCTGCCGGTGGCGATGCCGCATTTAGGAAGCGTCAAGCTGAAGATGCAGCGGCATTGGAAATAGCAAAGCAAGACGCAGAAATTAGTAGAATTGAAGGGAGAAGCCGCCAAGAAAGATATGCAGACAACTACACCTCAAGAATGGGCGCTTGGGATAACGCTAGAACTCAAATTAGGGATGTAATGCTTTTGCAGCAACTGATAGGCGAGGGCATAGACACCGGCTACGGCACTGAATTTATGATGAGCGTTAGGAATGTTGCAGGAAGTCTTGGGTTTGAGGTAAAGGGCATTGCCGACCAAGAGCTTTTTGGCGCAATCACTAAGAGAATGGCGCTTGCGCTTCGCAACCCGGCAGGCGGCGCGGGGATGCCAGGAAGTATGTCTGACTCCGATAGAGAATACTTAAACGCAATGATCGCAGGCTTAGAAAAGACCGAAGGCGGCAACGCAATTATGCTTAAAGTCATGGAGGCGCAACTTAGGCGCGACATGAAACTTGGCGAGATGGCCGACGAGTGGATGGACAAAAATGGCACTTACAAAGGCTTTAGGAAAGAGGCTCAGGCGTACAGCGATGCTAACCCAATGTTTGAGTCGCTCAATGCTGAAGCTGACGCACTTATCGCTAGGAACAACGCGGCGAAAGAGGGTGGGTTCATAAATTCGCCACTAAACGCAGACGGCTCGTCCAACTAAGGATAAACACAGATGGCTAGAATTGAAGGAAAAATATATCTGCACCCTTTGCCCGACGAAGGAAATGTGCCGTTACTGTTTAACGGTGGCGACGAAAAAGATTTACTTAACTATCGCCGCCTATCGACAGCTGAGCGCGTTTTTGAGGCTACAAGTGGTGAGCGATATAACTTAGAAAATTTGCCTTCGTTGCGCGACCTGATGGACTCATCGCCAGAGTTAAGCTCTACATCAACCCTATGGTCATCTATGATGTTCGCGGGAGATGAGGAAAAACTACAAGGCGCAGTAGCAGGCCACTTGCAAGACGCAAGAATAGAAAACGATGAAAATGGGTCTAGCACTGTTCGTTTTACTGACTCCACTGGCGAGACTCGCAGGGCTTACTTAAATAAGCCAGGGTTCAGTATGCAAGACACCTCTCGCGTTATTGGCGAGGGCGCTGCGTTGACGGGTGCGGGCAAGTTGCTAAGCGTTGGCAAGACCGGCATTGGTATGCTCAATAATGCAGCCAGAATGTTTGTCGCTGGCTCTGGTGGCAGCGCTGGGCAAGACATTGCCTCTGGGATGCTTGCTGGCGACTCAATGTTAGAGAGCGTTTCAAATGTTGATGTGCCAAGGGCTGTACAAACTGGCGCTTTAGAAACTGGGATTGGCACCGGACTAGACATTATAGTTTCTTTGGCTCCTGTGCTGCGTCAAAAGATGGCGCAAGGCGCAAACATATTTGATGGCCAGGGCGGTATTACTCAGGCTGGAAAAGATGCTTTAGAAGAAGCTGGCATTGTCTGGGATAACACAACGCAAGCATTCAGAGATGCGTTGCTTAAAAGGACTTTGCAGGGCGGCGAAATGACCCCGGCGCAGACTGCGATTCTGGCAGAGGCTGATTC